TCTGTTTGATAATCGTATCTCTTATAACTACGGTATCTGTGCTGCAAAGTTCTACACCATAGTGATTAACTAAACAAGCGTGTCTTCTTTGTGGGCTTCTACAAGAAGTGGCAAGTACAAGCAATAATACATAGAAGAATAAAAGTATCAATGCTGTTTTTTTTGTTTTATTCATAGTGCAAATATAAGGTTTAACCTTGCAATATTGCTACAAAAAAAATTGAGGCCACAAATTGCGACCTCAACTTTACCTAAACAAATCAGAATGCAAACCAAAAAACAACGTAACAAATATATGTTAATTTTGTTACAAATTTTGGATTTTTTCCGACTTGCCTTATGAAATCTCGCAAGCTCCACCAGCACACGCTGCTTCACCTGCCAAGTTTGTATTGTCGCTAGTTTCGACAATATTTGCGACATTAATTCCCTTTAAAGACTTTGACAATTCTAAATACTTAGCCTCATCGATTTCCTCAAAAGGAGTCTGCTCATAAGATCCTAAATCCTCAGGCATAAATGACAAACCATTGTAATGGTTTTGGTTTTCCCACAACCATTCACCCACCATTCCCCACTCGTTCTGTTTCATGGTAACAGTAGCTGATACGTTGTGTGTATTCTCACCATAGATGTGACCAGGCTTAATCCATTTCTCGTGGAGTAACTTTACTCTCTCCAAGAATGAAATTGCTGATTCTGAGCCCCTTGTCAAAGCCTTTTTAGGAGCAGCAATGGGAACAGAAACATAAGCCTCTCTAGAATCATAAACGCTGTCTTCCAATAAGTCTGGATGATTAATGTACAAGTAAGTGTACAACGCCTCAGATTTACCCACACGCATTCTACGAATGTAGTACTCAGAATGCCAAGCGTGTACTCCAGAAGAACATCCAAGAACGATTGATGCAGTTCCCGATGGCTTGATTGTTGTGACTCTTGCTGACTCATTAATTCCGATGGTATTTGCTACAAATTTATTCGTGCGAACGGCCGCCTCTGCTGCTTCTGCCAAATCAAGGTTAAGAACAGCTCCGGAGGCTATTCCGGTCATTCCAACACCCAATAAAGCCTCACGTTCGGTTACTTCTTTCCATTCGGGTCTCAGATAATGGAAGTCTGTGTACGATGCTTGAAGTGTTCCAATGAATGCTGCACTCTCTGCTCTCTGTTCTAAATCAAATTGGTCTATGATATCAGACGCATTGATTTCTACTAGATTACAGAATTGGAATGAGTTCAAACTGATTTCTGCACAAGGATTTGTTCCAAGTTCTAGGTCGTTTGTAAACAAGAACCCAGGCTCTCCTGCATTACTTGCTTCAACTTTTTTCCATAGGTTCAAGAACATATTTTTGGATACAGCACCATTGCGTAAAATCTTTACAGAGTTATTTGCTCTACCTCGCTGTGGGTTTGTTTCGTACCATTTTCCAGATTTGCAAGTAAGCATATCCTCGTCATCGTAATCGAACAAAGCAATCATTGCTGATCTACGAATACCTCCAGCCAAAACTGCATTTGCAATGTGGCACAGAATATCGTGGCACTCCAATGATGATAGTTGTTCTCCGTCTTTCTTACGTTCAAGGATTGCTTCGATGTGCATTAAGCAAATCTTCAATGGTTCAGGACCTGGAGCAACACCACCACTTGTGATTAGTCTCTCTCCCTTTGCACGGATAGAACGGAAATCAAAGTTGGGTTTCCAAGAGCTGAGGCCGAAGTAAGACTTCATCAAGACTTTAACTGAGTCAGCCCATCCTTCAATATTGTCTGGAATGAGGTAACGTCTTGTCTTCGTTGGTTTAGATATTCTAGGCAACTTACTGATATGATTGCGAGATACGCTATACCCCACACCAGTACCCGAAAGAAGTAAGAACATAGTTTCGTTAAAGGCTCTATAATCATCAATGTGCAAATAAGAGCAATTGAACAGACGAGCGTTATTAACCTCAATGGGCTTACCGCTAAATTGTAAAGAACGCATTGAAGGGAGAACCTTCTTTTCAAACACCATTTCATAGTTTGTTCTGATTAATGTTTCTAAATTTGGAAACTTACGAATGTGCATCTCCATGTTGCGAGTCACTAATTCTTCCCAAGTTTCTCTTCTGAATTTTTTCTCATCGTACTTGGCATACTTGCTCCATACAACGATGTCCGATAGAATTTCGTGATTTACTTCCATAATTAAAATTTCTTTCCGTGTTTGTACCCACGCAATGAATTGTACTTCATTTTCAACTCGATGTGCTTCTCAAGGTCAATATCTAAACCTCCGCACAAATCAAATAGACGAATAGCAACGTCTGCTACTTCGTCTTCAAAAGAAGATTTTACAGCCTCTTCAAATTTATGCTTCCATTCTAACGTATGAAGTAAAAATTCTTCATCACTAGAATCCAATGCTAAATCTCTGACTAATTCATTTGCTGCAATTGAATCGCAACGATAATCTTTGCGTAATGCTTCTTGTGCTTCTGCTAATTCAGATACGATTAACATCAACATTTCTGACACGTTTCTTTCCGTGTCCCAAAAGCCTTTTTCTTTGGCTGTTAAGTGTGCTTGTGCTATTAAATTTTTCATAAGGGCTACAAATATAATCTGAGCCCCAGCACAAAAACAAATTATTTTTTAGTTGATTTTCCGTTTCTGCCGTTACGAGCACGATTTGCAGAACGCTTTTCAAGCACCATACTGCCTGACTTTGTGTGACTTAGGTCAACTCCATTAGAATGACGCTTACCATAAATTTTTCTTTTGCGAGCCTCACGATTTAACTCAACTCGTTTAGCAACCTGATCGGGTCGGTTATTATATTCTTTCTGAGCGGAGTAATCTCTACCTGTAGCTTTGTTTGAACTAGCTCTCTTATTTTTACCAACAATCTTATTTTTGGCCATTGTTATAAAAATATTTATCAATCAAAAGGCTGTCATTAACCTTTCTCATACTTTCCAATACCATTGCCGCAGAATCACACATTATTTCTGAATGATGTAATTGTTCTTCTGCTTGCTCTTCAACATTAGGGCGAACAGCAACTGCCATAATTAAGGCAACAATTGCTAGTGCGTAAAGAAGTTTCATATCTTACCGAGGTTTTTATAGATGCTTATTTCTGTTATTAGTGCAGAACATAAACTATCTTGAGTTTTTAACATTTTAGACATTCTATCAAGCTTTGCCTCACAAATCGCCAATCGTTGTTCGCATCGATCATTAATATTTTTGCTTTGACTCTCTGCACGATAATACAACACGCTGACAACAACCAACATCAAAAACGTAATGGCTTTGGTTGGGTCAGATTTAAATTGTTCGAAGTCTATGGGTAATTTCATTTAAGTAATTATAAACAAGGGGGATAGTAAGGGAATATTTGATCTGGAGGACAAGGAAATGTAAAGCTTGGCTCAATGTATTCTATTTCCAATATTTCCTGCAAACTCAAATTGTAATCAAAGAAAGCATCTCTTTCTTCTTTGGTGTATTTTTCATCTAGAGATTTAGCAATATATTCTTGCTGTACGGTACTGATGCAATTGTGAATTTTATTATTCCAAAGTATATACTCATCTGATGGAGAAACCACTTCGTTAACATAGACAGAATAACCTACAAAGAAATAGGAAGGTAGAGTACTCTGGGTATCACTTACTAATTCGTATTCTTCAGAGTTTACATTTGTTGCTACCACAACGCCATCAATCACTAAATCTTTGTTTGAAACAACGACTTCTGTGTTGTTATTATCGGTTCCCCATATAATTATTGCGTCTGATTTTCTAACTATAATCTTCATATTAAAATTCAATTACAAAGGTTCCGATATTGTTTAAGTTTACATAGAAGTTGGTATCCACGCTACCAACAGTTGTGTCATAAACCCCAAATCTATTGCCATTAATATTACCATTAAAGGAAGTAAATGTACCTGCGATGGCTATTTTTGTAGAGTTTCTTATGAAACGATTATATAAAACATTACCAGCAGGAGAAACTTTCGGGAAAGATGCATCTAGTGTGCCGTTGTGAGAAACTCTAGCAAAATTGGCTTTTGGGGAAGTAAAGTTACCATTAAAATAAACGTATTGACTATCTACGTTGATTGTAATAAGAACCCTATCGTTTGTTCCTCCAGCAAAATTTGTAGAGAACGTACTGTCTGGAACCAATGTGTCTTTGTGTATTTTACATAGGTTTTGAGGAATACTTGTACCGTTAAAA